CTTCCATGCCGGGATCAGATTTATCTTTAATATCTGTTCCATATAGAGGAAGATTGTATAAAATTCCGGGAAATAGATCATATATTCCATGGCAAATGGTAGTTTTAGATGATAGAAAAACAACCACGGGTTCTTTGTGGAAGAAGTTTCAGGATTGGTCTTCTTTAATAAATTCACATAAAGCAAATCAGACAAATGATCCGACAACAGGTGGAGGCAATTTTACAAATTACATGAAGGATTATACCGTAACGCAATTAGATATTAATGGTAAGTGTGAGAGACAAATCCGGCTTATTTCATGTTGGCCTTCTGAAGTTGGATCTATAGATTTTTCGATGGCTGACAATGAAAATTATGTTACTTTTACTGTGACTCTGGAATATCAATATTTTGTCCGAGTAGCCAGTCCTGTCAATTGCGATTCAGTAGGATAACAAATGTCACAACAAAATCCACACACGTTATCGAGTTTCATAGATTCTTTCAAGGGTGGATTTCGTCCAAATAGATTTTTGGTAGAAGGAAACATCGGTGCTGGACAAAGCACAACAAAATTCCATATTCAAACAGCATCTCTTCCGGGTTCTAAAATTTCCACGATGGAAATTCCTTATAGGGGAAGGGTTTTTAAAATGCCCGGAAATCGTGATTATACTGGATGGGACATAACAGTTTTGGATGATGCTTCAGAATCAACTGGCACTCAATTATGGGATGACTTTCATCAATGGAGTGAAAATTTCAATGATCATGAAACAAACAGAATCGATTCCACTATAGCCACAAGTTTTGGAGCTGCAACTCCATCTCAAGACTCTGCTGGAAAAGGTATGAATAACTGGACGGTAAAACAACTAGATATAGATGGTAATTCAAGAAAAGAGATAACATTGGTAAATTGTTGGCCATCAAAAGTAGGACCTATCGTGTTGTCGATGGATAAGAATGATGAATTGGTTACTTTTGCTGTCACATTACAATATCAATATATTCAAGACATACTTGACAAATAAGGAATATAAATTATGGCACTAGAAATTTGGGGTTTTTCAATAGGCAGAAAACGACCTGACGGAACAGAGGAAACATCTCCTCCACAACCACAAGTCGTACCCCCGGACAAATATGATGGTGCTCATGTCATCGAAACCGGCGGGGTTCAAGGAACTCTTGTTGATTTTTCAGGTGCGGTAAGAGACGAAAACGCACTCATTCAACAATACAGATCGATGTCTATCTATTCAGAAGTAGATAAGGCAGTAGATGATATCACAAATGATGCTATCGTCCCGGGAAATCAAAAAAGACCCGTCAGAGTAAATTTAGACAATATTCCTCTTTCAGATCAAATAAAAACCAAAATTCAAACAGAATTTAACAATATTCTGACCATGTTGGATTTCAATAATAGAGGTTATGATATTTTCAGAAAATGGTATGTGGATAGCAAAATTTATTATTATATTCAAATTGATAACAACAATCCACAAGCCGGAATTCAGGATCTCATACCTATTGATCCGATAAAAATCAAAAAAGTGCGTAGAATCGAGAAGGAAAGAAAGCGTCCGGATCCTGCAGTGAATGTTGTAATTCCTGTCATAAAGAAGATGGAGGAATTTTACATTTATACGGATACAGACCGAGAAGCATTAATTCCGACTTCACCTTCAGGAATCAAATTTTCAACTGATACGGTTTGTTATGTCCATTCCGGAATAGTCGATTCTTCCAGTAGACGAGTGGTGGGATATCTTCAGAAAGCTATTCGCCCGCTGAACATGCTTCGCCAGATCGAAGATTCGGTGGTTATTTATCGTATCGCAAGAGCCCCGGAACGCCGTGTTTTCTATGTGGATGTCGGTAATTTGCCCAAGCAAAAAGCCGAACAATATGTTCGTGACATCATGAATCGTTATCGTAATAAGATAACTTACGACCCTTCCACTGGTCAAATCCGTGATGATCGCAACTTCCAGTCGATGCTTGAAGACTTCTGGATGCCCCGTCGAGAAGGCGGTCGCGGAACAGAAATCAGCACCTTGGATTCTGGAGCAAATCTTGGAGAGATGGCAGATGTTGAATACTTCCAGAGGAAGCTCTGGCAAGCCTTGAATGTTCCGCTTTCTCGCATGTTGCCTGAAACAGGATTCAATATGGGAAGAGCTGCGGAGATCACAAGAGATGAAGTAAAATTCTATAAGTTCATAGATAGACTTAGGAATAGATTTTCGGTTCTATTCTCGTCTCTCTTGAGAACTCAGCTTATTCTCAAGGGTGTCATTAGCGAACAAGATTGGGAAGATATAAATCAAAATATTGCCTTTATTTACAATAGAGACTCCTACTTCGATGAGCTGAAAGAAGCGGAGATCTTGAAGGAGAGAATGGATCTGTTGAACACGGTTGCTCCGTTTGCTGGAAAGTATTTCTCTGAAGAATATATTCGAAAGAATTTCCTCAAGCAGGACGATCAGGACATCATCAGAATGAACGCAGAAATGCAAGAAGAATTTGCCATCGAGCAAGAAAGAATGATGCAACAGCAGTTAATGCAACAGCAACTTGCTCCCCCGGAAGAAGGACCTCAAGGACAACAAGGAAATGAACAAAAGCCTAGCAAATAAAATCAGATTGATATCCTCCGATGGAGAGATGGCTTTTGTTTCTTCTTTGAAAGAAGAACTAAACTCTCGATTAAATTCTAGAGTTTCAGATATTCGTATGAATATTTGTGAAAATTTATATAAAACTCAAATAACCACCATTGAAGAAAGTGCTCAAGCACCGAAAATTCTGGAAGAAAAACAAGTCATCCAAGAAAAACCGGTCGCAGCAATAATTGCTTCTCTTCAGGAATCTATAAAAGATGAAAAAACAATTGTTCATTCGTTCAGTAATGGCGAAACGGTGACAATAACACATGAGGATTCCAGATGTCTTGTGAATCTGCACGATTCTCTGAATAGCATGAATCAACAAAAAATGAGAAAACTTATGTCCGAAAATTATTCGGAATATAACAAAATACTTCAATTTTCAAAAAAACACACCGAAAGGACTCAAAAATGAGCAGCCTAGATCTTATTAAATTTGCGGCGAACGAAAATCATGTGAAATTCAGAACAACCCTGAATGATATGCTATATGGAAAACTGGCGGAAGCAATTCAAGAAACAACCAAAGACATGGTTGCAGAAATCTTTGAGACCGAACGAGTGGATGATAATTCCGCTCTGCTCGAATATGTTTCTTCGGTGATTGAACAAGCCGAGACTCAACTTGGCACTGAATTCACTCAAGAAGAAATTGCCGAGAGCACTTCGCACATTCTTTCTCTTCTAGAAAAAACGAAGAAGAAGGACGAAGAAGATAAGGACGAGGAAGAAGAGGACGAGAAAAAAGAAGAAGATGAGGACGAAGAAGACGAAGAGGATGATGAAGAAGACGAAGAGGATGATGAAGAAGAAGAAGAGGATGAAGAAAAAACCGCTAAAAAAGGCGGAAAAACTTTCCACTTCGACATCAACTCACACAACAAGAAGGATAAAAAATGAAGCTAATCACAGAGATGAATGAAGACATAACTTTCGTCGCTGAAGCGGCTGAAGGTGGAAAAAAGAAATATGCCATCGAAGGTGTCTTTATGCAATCTGATACCGTCAATCGCAACGGTAGAGTTTATCCTCGTCAAATTCTTGAAAATGAAGTAGATCGTTATTCCAAAAAATATGTGAAAGAAAACCGTGCTCTTGGAGAATTAAATCATCCGACCGGTCCAACCGTAAACCTCGATAAAGTTTCCCACTTGATTGTCGATCTTCGGATGGAAGGAAAGGATGTCAAGGGGAAAGCTAAATTGCTTGAGACTCCCTGTGGCCTAATAGCCCAAAACCTACTGGAAGCCGGTGTAAGACTTGGCGTTTCATCCAGGGGCATGGGTAGCCTGAAGGAAAACCGTGGTTATAAGGAAGTACAAAAAGACTTCATGCTTTCCGCTGTTGATATAGTCGCCGATCCTTCTGCCCCGAATGCATTCGTAAATGGCATTATGGAAGGCGTGGAATGGATTTGGGACAATGGCATTCTCAAGCAAGAAGTCATTGAATCTTATCACAATAAAATCAAGAAAACACCATCAAAAAAACTTCAAGAAACCGCCGTTAGCGTTTTTGAAGATTTTATGCGTAAATTATCAGCAGGCAAAAAATAACTTTTGTATAAATAAAAATTGACCATTAAAAGAGGATTAAAAATGGATAATATCGCCCAACAAGACGTAGTAGATTACTCAGGCAGAGGAGACTCTGATTTTTCAGGTAAAGGCTCAATGTTTGCCAAACCAGTGGCTGCACCCGGTGTAGCCCAAATGAACATGGCATCGCTTGCACCTAATTCCCGTCCAGCCCCCACCGCGACAATTAATGTTGCTGGTGTGGGAATGGCTCCAGCCAAGAAAAAGAAAGAAGAGGAAACTCCCGAAGAAGGTAAAGCAGGTAAATCTGCTTATGCTTCCGAAGGGTTCGATTTTGATGGCTTGTTCGATGGTGAAGATCTCACCGAAGAATTCAAGGAAAAGATCAAAGTCGTCTTCGAAGCTGCTGTGAACGAAAGAGTCAATGCCGTTGCTGCCGCTCTCACCGAGCAAGCCAACGTTTCTCTGACCGAACAAGTTCAAGAAATCTCAGAAGGTCTCTCCCAGAAACTCGATGACTATCTGAATTACGTCATTGAGGAATGGATGACCGAGAATAAACTCGCACTCGAAGAAGGTATCCGTATGGATATTGCCGAGTCCTTCCTCAGCGGTCTCAAGGAACTCTTCGAATCACACTATGTCAGCGTGCCAGAAGGCAAGGTTGATGTTCTAGAAAGCGTCAACTCAACTAATGAAAACCTCGAAAAAGAATTGAATGAAAGAATCGAAGAGAACATCGCTCTTCGCAAGGCTCTTCTTGAGCACCAATGCGGTATTGCTTTCCTCGAAGCAACCGATGGTCTGACCGATGTTCAAATCGAAAAACTTTCTTCCCTCGCAGAAGGTCTTCAATA